GTACTGGTTGAATAATGGTTTCCGATATTATGACAACCATGAGATGTTCCGTCATTTGCTCCCACTTCATCAAAAGTTAGGTCTGCTGACGCTGCCTGATTAGCAATTTCAGATGCAGGTTGCGCTCTAAAGGAAGGTCTTGCAGGAGTTAAAACTCGTCCTGCTGTATCCACAGTCATAGCCGTATTAGAGTTCGTTGCGTCTTGTATTGTATTTACTTTAATTATTGATGCCATTGTTTATCCTATTAAAAAACCAGAAAAAGTGTGATAACTTAAAGCTGATGCATCCGTTTTTCCTGTTCCATTACCTGCATCCCCAACTTTTATAAAAGGCTGAAGAGTGTCATTTGCTGTGTATTTTCTTATAAACGTAGATGAGAGAGTATAATCAAGTGTGTTATGGGAGCTTGTCATATATTCCCCTATAGTTGCTTGGTCTGAACTAAATCCTGTACCATTCTGAAGCAACCCATGATTAAATATATTATCAGCCGCAATATTGTAAAAATTGTTTTTAATTGCAAACAAATAAAACCCAGTTATAGGAACTGTAAATTTTCCTGTAGAAGTATCATAGTTAGTTCCACCTTGCTGTACAACATTATTATATACTAGAGCTTGGTTGCTTCCTGTGCTAAAGGTTATATTACCTCCAGTATAATGTGCTTCAAACACAACTCTATTAGGAAAAGCAGGTCTACCACTACTATCTATCGTCATGGCACTTGTGCCACCAGAATGTTTTATTGAATCTACATGAAGTTCACTTGCCATTATTGTGCTATCTCCTGTAAATAGAATGTAATAGCTCCTCCACTACCCATACCAAAGTACATAGTATTTGATGTGTTTGATGTGTACCAATAGGGTTGATACGATATCGATTGACCAAGTGTATATGTAGGAGTGTCTATAATGTCTAAGATGGCATTACTCCATTGACCTTCAAATCTATTTTGGTTTTTACCACTATTTACATAAGCATAGCTTCCACCTGCAACACTTCTACCCATAAAGATATTAACTGCTGTACCTGCAGTAATAAACACATAATAACTCAAACACGTTCTAATTTTACTGCTTGCCAACTTTGGAGTAATACTACATATGACTCCGTTGCCTATGAGTGTATTAGATGATGAGTTAGACCCTGTAACTTGCACATCATTTACAGCTACCATTGTTGTTGTCTGAACGATATGACCTGCAGGCATCTGAATAGTTCCAGAGCTTGCCTTACCCTGAATGTTATCTACTACTAATTTACTAGTCATACTATTGTATATACTCCATTAACTGTGATTGTAGCACTTGTAACTGTAATAGGTCCTGCTGACAATCCGTTTGTACCACTTGGTATTGTTATGTCTGCCGTAATACTGTTGCCGTTAGTTCGTATTATACTGTCGTTTCCAAGAAAAGGATAGCGTGTATCTGATTCTGCTTTGGAGTAACTATTAGCTATTGTGAAAGCATCATAAACAATTATCTCGACTACATCATTAAGAGAAGCTCCAGTAACCAATATCATTGTTGTGCCAGAGGTAGCTGTGTAATCTGTAGAAGGCTTTAATAATACCCCATTCTGAAACACATCAACATACTCTCCATCTGGATAAGATAGCGAATTTGCATTAGCATCTGACCCACTAAATGATGTCTGTCCTGCTGTGGCTTGGTATATAAACCTAGTCCTTACTCCTTGATTTGGTGCTTTTCCGATATATGGCATATTGTTATCCTAATAAAAACATACTAAAATAGTTTCTTGGTGTTGATCCTGAAATAGAAACTGTCATTCTTAAATTAACCAAATCGTTTGCTTCAAAAGGATATACTGCCGCAACAGTTATAACCCCATACTCATCTGGAATAGACATTTCTCCTCCAAGAACGTCAGAGCCATTTAGCATAACAAAAAGTGTTCCAAAAGTATCGCCTGTTATCCTAAGCCCACCTGTTACTAAATAGTTTCCATCAATAGGCACGGTAAATTTTCCTGTGCTGTTATTATAATGAGAGCCAGTATTAAATTTTACAGATTGAAAACTATGAACATCATTACTTCCATCTTTTGATGGCGACCCAACAGCGCAGAAACCTGGAGTAGACGGCAATGTAACATGACCACTTGCATTAGAAACTATGTGTGATGTAGTGCCTAACGTAGAGCCTAGACCTATAGTTAAACTATCGGAACTATCGTCTAACCCTATATGGAAGTCTTGGGCATTACCATCAAGAACGATAGATGTATCCGTAGCTGTACCATCACCTAATGTTCCTATTCCATTTCCTCTTACTCTCGTTAACGGCATCCATTCCTCCTATGGTTTCGTTGGAAAGGTTACACTACTCATGTCTAATCCACCATTACTATCTAACTTTGGGTCAGAACTAGCAGGTAAGTCTCTCAAGGCTTGTCTATAGGTTTTCATGTTATTCGACATGGTTACATCACCTAACGCAGTCCAATCTGTTTCTGCCAGTAATCTGTCTCGTTCTACACGAAGCAATCGCATTGGCTCACGGCTTTGCAGTAACGTCTTTTCACCTGCTACCTGTGCATATGTTACACCCCAGTCCTTTGGGTCTGCACTTTCTATAGCTGAACCATTGCTGTCTGCTCCTGTGACTTTTCGGAACATAGAGTTAAACTCATCTTCATTTGTAGGCTCTCCTCTGAGTACCCATTCTTTAATACCTAAACTTTGTAATGCTTTTGATATGTCGGTCATTGCCCTATCTCCAATAATGTTATAGATGATTTCGTGTTTCCTTGACTTGAGGAGTTATTATGATTTCTATTCATATACCAACTTCCTGCCGCTGTATTAATTGTGCCTTGTACTTTATATGTAACTGCTGAATCAGTTGCAGGAGCATCAAGGGTAGTCGCTGTAAAGTTTTTAATTTCGTATTGATACCCACTAACATTAGCTTCTGTATTAAGAAACCCTTGTTTGTTGCTTGTATCTGTACCTGCAAATATGTTTGTGCTTCCTCTAAGTAATTTACATCCAATGTTCATTCCTACCTCTTGATGACCTATATTAAGACATACCTGTACTAATATTTTATTGCTTGAGCTAAAAGGTGTAATTGTTGCAGTCATTCCAGTAAGGTCAACATAAGATGTTGAAGTAAGAGTTTGCCTTGTATCTGTTTCGGCATAGATGACTTGCACAACATGACCTGCGATATCTACCTTTGATGCCGTTGATTTACCCTCTATTGTGTCTACTGATAGTGTACTCATTGGGCAATCTCCATGACAGTTATGGTACTTGGAGTAGCAAAAGTTGTATCTGGTTGTCTACCACCTACTTTTAAGTTTCCAGAACCTGATTGCTGTACTGTTACCTTGTAATTTACGGAACTTGTTGTTGCAGGAGAATCAAGGACAGTAAAACTATGCCCTCCACTAACTTCACTAGATGCCCTTATGACAAAACTTGCTTTGTATGTACCAGTATCCCCAATAGCAATACTTGTTGAATCTCTAACTATATTAAAAACCAAATCTCCATTACCATCTCTGCCACAAGAGCCTATACAAGCAGTAACCAAAACTTTGTTAGAAGTAGATTGAGGAGTTATGTCTACGTTTAATCCTGTAATATCTTTAACTGTTGTCTGGTCATGTGTAATAGTTCCAGTAATCATTGTACTCTGAACCTGCACCACATACCTATTCGTACCTGTTGTCTGTCCTCGTATGCTGTCTACTCTTAATGTACTCATTGTTTATCCTATTAAAAATCCACCAAAAACACTTTCATCTTCACCATTAAAGTAATCACCTGTGCTAGTGTGAAACGCTACCTTGATAGTGTCACTTGCTGACAAACTTAACATAGCTATCGTTGAATTAGTTCCATAAACAGACCCCCCACCAGTTGCATATAATGAACCTGATGAACTTTCATAATCAGTGCTGTCATTCTTGGAAAATTGTATATTATTATACTCTCCTACTGTAATTCTATTATACACATAAGCATAAAAGTAATAGACACCTGCAATAGGAGCAGTAAATTTATAAGTGCTAGTGTTATAACAGCTACCTACATTTACCTCTGCTGTGGGAAATGGGATAGGATTTGTTGTTACATAGTTTTCATTACTTCCTCGTGCTTGAAACGCAGGTCTTGCAGGAGTTAGAACTCTTCCACTACTATCTATAGTCTGAGCCGTAGTGCCATTCGTGTGCTTGATGTTCTGTACTAGAAGGTTGCTCATATAATTGCTAGATTGCCCCCTGAGTTTACTGTTAGTGTTATGCCAGAAGATACTGTCAAAGGTCCTGTTGCTGTGGCATTCTCTGTAGCTTCTATTGTTGTGCTAACATCTACAGTCTGTGAGTTAACTCTAAACATACCACCATTCTTAAAATTACCCTTGTTGGCTTCTGGTGGCACGACACTGGCATCAGTTAACGCAAGATAGTTTACAAAGATATTGCCTGTACCAGATGAAGGAGCTTCTGAGAATACAAGGTTTGTACCCCCAGTTAAAGAGTAGGCATTAGAGTCTTGAACAACCCCATCTACGGATATAAGGACACCTTGTACATTTGATACATTCTGGTTCAAAGTAAATGCTGTAGCACTCCCATCTCCATTAAAACGCTGTACAGAGGGTATA